AAAAAAATTTGAAAACGTAGAAATTAATCAAACAGTAACTTTTGAAGAAAACGGAATGATTGAAACTGGTATTGTATGTAATGTTGAACACAATAAATTTACCGTAAGAGCATTAAGATGTTGGGATAAATGTGGTGTTATAACTTATTATGATAAAATGTTTTCATTTTTTAAAACTGGAACTAAAACACATTCACATTATAATTATCAAAATGCGATTGCAATAACTGGCACTATTTAAACAAATCAAAGGGGGCTAAACACCCCCATTTACTAACCCAATAAAAACTAACTAACAATGAAATCAATTCACATCACAAAAACAATTACCACCGTTACAACTTGGATTAACGATGAGCAAAAACAAAAGATTGAACACGAAAGTGATTCACAACATTTTTACTTTTGGGATGATGGCAAAATAGCAGCCTCATTTGAGCAAAAGGATGCAGCAGACATACTTAAAAAATGCGATGCGCTAATTAGTGCTGGCTTCAACGAAATGGATTTAAGCGGTCAAGACTTCATCCCTAACAATGCTTTTCTCTCAATCGTGTTGTCACAATTCCTTCACGTTCCAAAAATAGATACAATACATAATAATAGTAATCATAATTAATACAATAAATCAAATGACAATCAAAGGCACAATTAAGCGCATAGGCGCAACAGTATCAGTAAGTGATGGAAAGTTTTCCAAAAGAGAATTAGTACTCACAACAACAGACCAGTACCCGCAAATAGTATCAGTTGAATTACAACAGAAGTCCTGCGCACTTGCAGATTCATTAAAAGTAGGGCAAGACATTGAGGCTTACATCAACATTCGTGGCAGAGAGTGGACAAGTCCACAAGGTGAAGTAAAAGTATTCAATACGATTGCGTGTTGGAAAGTGGATGCGAATCCGTTTACACAGACTGAAGACCCGCAAGTGGAGTATTCAAAGCCGATTTCAACAGATGACTTATTTTAATAACCCTTAAAAACTAACAAAATGAACACACAAGTAACAACAGTAACAACAATTAACACTACTGATATAATGAATATCAGTAAAGCATTTTACGAATCGGGAATGTTTACCGACATCAAAAGTGTTGCGCAGGCTATGGTCAAAATATCCGCAGGGCAAGAAATCGGAATACCTCCATTTGCCTCAATGACTGGCATTCACATCATTCAAGGAAAGCCAACAATCGGTGCTGGTCTTATTGCATCACGATTAAAAGGGAGTGGCAAGTATGACTATCGTGTTGTTGAGGCATCTGAAAAGGTTTGCAGCATTGACTTTTATCAAGGTAACACAAAGATAGGTAATAGCACATTCACTATTGAGGATGCGAAAAAAGCACTAACAAAGAACATTGATAAGTTTCCAAAAAATATGCTATTCGCCAGAGCAATTAGCAATGGTGTGAAGTGGTATTGTCCGGACATCTTTAGTGGACCAGTTTATGTACCGGAAGAAATGCAAGTGGTAACTACTGAAGAAGCTACACACGTTGAAGTTGACACAACTATTGATGAGATAATTAATGACATTCAAGTTTGCGTTTCGTTAGATGAAATCAAAGCAGTTTGGAAGAAATTAACCCTTAACCAAAAAACTGACTTACGAGTATTAGCTGCCAAAGATGATATGAAAACCAAATTAACACCAGCAAACTAATGAAACTAACAATCTATCAAATTGAACAAAGCTATAATCAATTAGCAGAAGAACTTATAGAGAATGGGGGTGAGTTAACCCCCTCTCTTGAGGAAGCACTTGCCATAACCGAAGAACAACTGCAAAACAAATCTGTTGCGTATTCGTTTGTAATTAAGCAAATGGATGCTGATGTTGACATCATTGATGCTGAAATAAAACGGTTGCAGGCAGCAAAGAAGCAACGTGAAAAAGCATCAGACTATTTAAAGGATCGTATCAAACACGCAATGGACACATTCCAGATTGAAGAGATTAAAACACCATTGGTGAAGATTAACTTTAGAAAATCGGAAACAGTTGAGGTTGAGAATGTTAACTCACTACCAATGGCATATAAGACTGTGAAAGTTGTAGAAACTGCTGATAAAGTTGCTATTAAGGCAGCGTTAAAGGATGGTGTTGAAGTTACTGGTTGCAGTATAGCAACACATCGTAATTTGCAGATTAAGTAATTATTACTTATATTTGCAAACGAAATAACCGCCAACTTGAAAGAAATTATTAATAGCATAGCCCTTATCTTGATGTAGCCTCTTGGCGGTGGCGCATCTCGATAGGGGCTTATTTAATTTATATAAAATGATATCAGTATTTAATAGTGCAAAAAGTAACCAATCAGATGCAAGCATTGAAGTTGATGAGTATTTTGATGGGATTAAAAATGGTCGCTGGCAAGATGAAGTGCTAAACTTTCGTGCTGGTCGAACACAAAAAGAGTTAACAACTTGCGTAACTGCAAGTGGTAGCTTCAAGCAAAGGGCAGCTAATAAATTACTTGAGCATAGTGGTTTCATTTGTCTTGATATTGATGCAAAAGACCAGATTGCTGAAGTTGATATTGAAAGAATAAAACGCAACGAATATGTTTACTCCGTGCATCGTTCACTATCTGGTAATGGGTATGCAGTATTTATAAAAATTGATGGGACAAGGCATTTGGATGCGTTTCTTTCACTTGAAAATTACTTTATGGTTCAGTTTTCAATTGTGCTGGACAAGTCTTGCAAGGACACATCTCGTTTGCGTTTTGTGTCATATGACCCAGACATCTACATTAATAAGAAATCAAAACAATTTAAGACCTACTTAAAGAAAAAAGACAAACCAAAGCCAAAGCCAGTGGTTGTTAAAACTGATTTTGATGAGATGGTGGTAAAGGCTGCGCCAATGAATTTGTTTGATAACTACGAAGACTACATTCGCCTTGCTTTTGCTTTGACCCAAGAATTTAGTGAAAGTGGTCGCAACTACTTTCATTCACTATGCCAATCATCGCCAAAATATTCCCATAGGCAAGCAGAACGTGATTACAATATAGCTTTGCAACGTAGCGGAACTGGTGTCAGCATTGCATCAGTTTATTATATTTTTAAGCAAGCAGGAATTAGCACCACATCGGAAAGGACAGAAAAAATAAAGAGCATTGTTAAACTTTCTGATAATCCCCAAGAAGAACTAAAAAAATTAAATATAACCGATGCCGATGAGTTTCTTAAACCTCAACTAAAAAAAGAAAATACAGAGATTGATGAAATCATTGAACTTATCAAATTAAACAATGTAAAATTCAACGAGATTACACGAAACTTTGAATTCAATGGCGAGGAAATGACCGATCGAATATTGGCTAATTTCTACACCAAAGTTTGGCAGAAAATTGATGATGGAATTTCAAAGGACAAAGTGTTTACCCTAATTCAAAATAAAGACAATAGCATATCTTATAACCCGATTAAAAATTGGTTTGAGAATAATTCACATCTGACAACTGATAATGAATTTGACAAGCTAAAAAAGTGCTTTGAGATTGAGCAACTAATATACGAAAATGATGGGGTATACACTTTTGATGACTATTTAGATACCTATTTAAAAAAATGGTTATTAGGATTGATTGGTTCAGCCTATGGCACTTATTCGTTAATGATTTTAGTGATTACTGGTGAACAAGGAATCAAAAAAACTGAATTTTATAGAAACCTATTGCCGAAAGATTTGCGTAAATTCTATGCTGAAAGCAACTTGGATGAGGGCAAAGATTCTGAAATTTTAATGACTAAAAAATGGTTAATAGTTGATGATGAATTTGGAGGCAAATCAAAAAAGGATGCTACAAAATTAAAACGTATGAGCAGCCAGCAAACATTTTCCATTCGTATGCCATACGGAAGAGTTTCAGAAGACCTGCTACGCCTTGCTGTTTTAGGTGGAACTTCAAACGATGCTGAGGTAATTAATGACCCTACTGGTAACCGAAGAATAATACCAATAAACCTGATTAGCTTTGATTTTGATGCGTATATGAAGATTGATAAGGATAAACTATTTATTGAGCTTTACAATGAATGGAAAAGTGATAAAGAGGCTTGGTTCTTAACCAAAAGAGAAATCGAATACTTAAATAAAGCCAACGAAAAAAACATTGAGGTAATGAGTGAAGTTGAATTAATTAATAGACACATCCAAAATGACCCAACAAGCAAAATGACTAACACGGATGTGATCCTTGAACTGCAAAAAATACACCCAACATTTAAAACTAACACCAAACGAATGGGGCAGGCTTTGAAAAAATGTGGCTACATTCAGCAAGTTATGAAAGTAGGAACTAAGGTAATTCGTGCTTATGAGATAAAAATCAAAGGATCTGTAACCTCTTATAGTATTGAAAATCAAAATGATACGTTCTAAAAGTTACAGATTACACATAAAAAGCGAATTTCAATTACGCTGTATAAAATAATGTGTGCGTGTGTGTGCGTGTGTGTATAATGTATAGTAAGTTAAATAAATGATATAAATCTGTAAATCTGTAACCACTTAGTGCCACTAAGTTACAGATTGAAAAAAAAGTGTTAACATCTGTAAAATCTGTAACCATGTTAAGAGAATACCAAAAAAACGCAATAACATTAATTGAGAGCAATCAAAATAAGAATGTCGCGCTACAAATGCCAACCGGAAGTGGCAAAACTTTTACCTTTTGCGAAGTCGCTAAAAGGCACTATGCAGAAAACATTACAAGTGTGCTTATATTGGTGCATAGACAAGAATTACTACAACAAGCTAAAAATAGTTTGGGTGAAAAGTGTTTCTTGATTGAAGCAGGAGTAAAAGCCATACCAAGTGACTACAACTATTATGTCGGAATGGTGGAAACAGTTGCAAGAAGAATTAAGAAACTGCCTAAGTTTGGGTTAACAATAATTGATGAGTGTCACATCGGTAACTTTAAGAAAATGCCATTCTTTCAAGACCAAGAATGCAAAGTGCTTGGAGTAACTGCAACACCAATAAACGAATACCCATTGGCAAATTATTATGCTGAACTATTGCAACCAGTTACCATTACCGATTTGATTGATAATAATTATTTACTAAACTGTGATGCCTACGGATTTGCATCTGATTTAGTAGCAGCTCAAAAATTTAAAATTAAAGGCGGTGAATTTGATGAGAAAGAAATGGAGGAATTTTACTCCAGCGAAAAGATGGTTAACAATGTGATTGAAAGCTATTGGAAATTATCAGCAGGTAAAAAAACATTAATATTCAATGTAAATCTAAAACATAACGATGCGGTTTATTCTGCCTTATTACTTGAGGGATTAAATGTGTATAGTATTACCGGTGAAACTGAAAAAAAAGAACGTGCTGAAATCTTGCAAAAGTTTAAGCAAGAACCTGATGCCATAATTTGTAATGTGGGTGTGTTGACTGCTGGATTTGATGAGCCAACAATTGAAACAATTATACTTAACAGAGCAACCAAATCTTTATCACTATACCTCCAAATGATTGGCCGAGGATCAAGATTAAGCGAAAACAAAAGCAACTTTACTGTGATTGATTTGGGAAAAAATACTGCAAGACATGGCCAATACACCGATTTTTTTGATTGGCAAACATATTTTAAAAATGGTACTAAAAAAGAAAATAAAAGTGTTGGGATGTCACCGGTTAAGGAATGTCCAAATTGTGGACATCTTCAGCATACAAGAAAAATAAAGTGCGAAAGTTGTGGTCACGATTTTGAAGAGGAGAAAAAAGCACAAGAAGCAGAAGAGCAAATAAAACAACTTGTAAAACTAACCAGAGAAAAACCTATTAATATACCTACACAACACTTGTTTCAATTAGCAGAGGAACGCAAATGGAAACCATACGCAGTATTGCACAAGATTTGCGACCATATTATTCAGTATGAGTTAAAACATTCGCCAATAATAACTCATTACCATTCCGTAAAAATGGCAGGTGAGCAGCTATCTGTTTGGTGCAAAAAATATGAAAAGCAAAATAATAGGTGGCATCAAGATTTTATTGTAAATTTGTTGAATGCAAAACGAAAAGAAGCAATCGGAGGATAAAATACAAAGTGATTGCTACGTATGGTTTCACAACACCTACCCACAACACCGTGGTTTATTGTGTTACAACCTCAACAATTCAAAAAACAAAATTGATGGTGCAAGAAACAAGGCTAAAGGTCTAATAGCTGGCAGAAGTGATATGGTGCTTTACTATGATGCAAAAGCGTTTATGATTGAATTCAAAACATCTGATGGTTCGCAATCAGCAGGGCAAAAGGAATGGGCAGCATTAGTTAGGAGTAATGGTTTTCAATATCACATCGTAAGGTCACTTGATGAGTTTCAATCACTTATATTAAACTTATTAAAATAATTCTTATCTTTGTGCTATGAAAGCCGATGACAAAACGCCCAAAAAACGTCCATTAAAACCGTTTAAAGGAGCAGTTGATGGGACACCATTTACAACTACCAATCAACCAAGCCCCGAAGCTAAGAGTAAAGGATGGGAGGCTAAGCGCGCTGAAAAGTTACTTACTCAAAAGATTATCGAAAAGTTAACTGGCTCAAACAACCTTGAGGAGTATGTCGATAGTTTATTTAACAACGCAAAGATGGGCAATGCTAAGGCCATTGATACATTAAACAACGGAATTGAGGAGCAAATAACCAAAACCGAAACAACCATCACAGACACGCGCCCACCATCAACTGTCACGATGCCTGATGGCACTAAGATTGAAATTTAATGAACGTTGATTTACAAGCCAACCCAAAGCAATATGATTTCTATATTCAAGCGATGGCAGCGGCACAAGGCGCGACAGAGAAGCGCAACTTGCTTTATGGTGGCGCAATTCGTGGTGGCAAGTCTTTTATCTGCGCCACGATCTGTTTGCGTTTGGCCTCAATGTATCCAAATAGCAAGTGGCATGTTATCCGTTCTGACTTTCCGAAGTTAGTAAAAACAATCATACCGACATTTGAAAAGATTATCGATGGCTCAGCACACTTTAGGTGGTCGCGCGATAAGTCAAACTACTTCTTAGAAAACACTAAGACCAAATCAAAGATATTCTTTATGGCTGAAAACATAAGCCATGACCCCGAGTTAAATGCTTTCTTAGGACTTGAAACAAACGGAATATACTTTGAGCAAATTGAAGAGTTAAGCAAGAAGTTATGGAATATCGGCAGCTCGCGTGTTGGCTCCTGGTATATTGATAAAATGCCAACACCTTTGATATTAGCAACATTTAATCCGACTCAAACGTGGATTAAAGATGAAATACACATACCGTATTTAAAGGGCGAGTTAGGTGAGGAGTTTTACTATCAGTTAGCCATGCCAGATGATAATGCATTCGTAACTGATGAGCAGCGTAAAGTTTGGTCACGTATGGATGAGCGTTATCGTAGGCAGTTTATCGGTGGCGATTGGACTAACTTCGATATGGATGGCAATCGTTGGGCATATGCTTACGATTCGACTAAACACCTTAAGCCCGTTGAACTTAACAAACAACTGCCCATCATACTTAGTTTTGATTTTAACCGTAATCCTATTTGTTGCTCAGTGCTTCAAGTTATGCCGCCATCAACGATAAGAGTTAAAGAAACGATTAAGTTAGCCAATAGCGACATCTACCAACTTTGCGATGTGATTAAGTCTAAGTATGGCAATGCACTTTACCAAGTAACTGGCGATGCAAGTGGCAAGTCATCGAGTGCATTGGTGCAGGATAACCTCAACTATTACGTTGTTATTCGACAGAAGTTTAAACTCAGCAACAATCAAATGTTAGTACCAAGCGTTAACCCATCGTTAGAAGACAACCGAATGTTAGTCAACTCATTACTTGCGCGTGGCAATGTAGAACTTGACCCTCAGTTTACTAAGGGATTGCAATTCGATTTAGAAAACGTGGCGGTGCTACCCGATGGCACTATAAAGAAAACAGACCGTAACGATCCGACTCAACAAGCCGATGCATTAGACACATTTCGTTATGCTTGTAACACTTATCTAAAAAATTTCATATATTTGTCAAATGTTTAGCGTAATAATTCCAACAATGTGGAAATCTCCACGCATCACACAACTGTTAACCGATTTGTGCAACTGCGAATTAGTAGGCGAGGTTATCATTATTGATAACAACCCGAGCGAAAGTCAACCGTTGCCACTTAACGCTAAGTATGACATACACTTAATGGCTGAAAATATTTATGTAAATCCTGCATGGAATTACGGAGTTGAACGTTCCCAATTTGAGAACATATTAATTTGCAATGATGACATTAACTTTAACCCATCGTTCTTAGGCATCTATGATGACAGTTTGCAGCACGTTGGCATTATCGGAATGGCATTTGAGAACTACCAACTAAAGGCAGACCATAACATCCACCTCAAACCGATGAAAGAACGCCCTTATGGATGGGGCTGTTTGATGTTAATTCACAAATCAAAGTACACACCGATACCCGATGATTTACTTATTGCAAACGGTGATGATTGGTTAGCACAACACGCGACACCGTTTGTATTGCATGGCTTATCGATTCAATCCGAGATTAGCACCACATCGAGAATGGAGGAGTTTGGAATGATACAACACACCGATAACGAAACTTATAAACTAAAATATGGCACACCAAGAACAAGTTGAATGGTGCGAGCTTGTTAAGCACGCGCACCCAGAATTCTTTATCGGCACTAACGTTTTAGACATCGGATCACTTGATATCAATGGCAACAACCGTTATTTGTTTGAGCAATGCCACTATACTGGCATCGATATCGGAGATGGGCCTAATGTTGACCTTGTAATTAAGGGGCACTTGCATAGGACAGACATCGATAACGATTACGATGTGGTTATTTCAACTGAGTGCTTTGAGCATGATGAGCATTGGCAACAAACGTTAAAAAATGTAATTAAAAACTTATTGAGCAAAGGTGGTTTATTTTTGTTTAGTTGTGCCGCGCCAGGCAGACCCGAACATGGTACAAAGCGCACAAGCCCAAAAGATTCACCGTTTACTAATCACTACTATCGCAACTTAAGCGAGGCCGATATTCGCAGCGTGTTGGATTGCGACAAAGTATTTTCGAATTATAAATTCAAAACACGTACAGAGTTTCCACAAGATTTGTATTTTTACGGAATAAAAAAATAAAACATGGCTATACTTAATTGTTTAACAAGCTACACTCAAGATGTAAGCGGATGTGCTGAAACATTAGAATTCAGTTCCCCCACGTTCACAAACGATACTAACTACGTTGTAAAATTTACGTATGCAAATGGATGGGTGCTTAAACGCGAAGCAACAAGCGGCCTATACGATGCAGTAATTGAAATAAACAATAACGGATTCTGGAACATTGGAACGGGCCCCGTAAAAGTTGAAATACTTAATGGCTGCGATGTCACAAATTTTGATATTTGTGGGACAGTTTATTCATCAATTACACTTAACTTCATAAACATAACTGAAGATGATACTATTGCCATTATCCCTTGTCCTTGCCCTGAATAGCCTATGTTGTTTAGGTGTTCACTGCCTAACGCGTGAGGATATGTTATTTGAGAAAGCAGCAAACTATATTCGACATTATGTTGGTGAATTTTGGAGCAAACCATTGTTCGATTGCCCGCCATGTATGGCATCGGTATGGGGTTTAATCGGTTGGTTATATTTTGTAACCGACTTGCATTTGATACCTTACTTACTTATACTATGTGGATTAAACGCGTTAACATCTAAAATGTTTTATTATGGAGATTGAAGATGCACATAAGTTTCTGTTATCACTCGGCTACACTTACACTGGTCAAACATGCGGATGTGGAGGCAGTTCAAAGAAACGCACTTACAATAAAACAGATAGTAAAATTATAATTAACTTAAGAACGAAACACTATACACATAACAATGAACTTCCGAAACCTATTCAAGAACTCGCCACCAGTTTATAAATCCGAATTCCCGCTTGAATTCGCGTTCAAGTGTGGAGGCGTTGACTACTTTGAGTTTGTCGATAAGAACAACCTACCTTATGAGCGTGGGTTAGAAGCGTTGACATTTTACCAAGAAATGCAGAACGGAGTTACAAACGATTACATCAAGAATTACAACGCGGCAATGAGCAAGTTGTTAAGTGATCCAAAGAAAATCAACCTCAACGAAATCATTAAACTACAAATGCGATTCGAGGAGCGTTGTAACTTCATTATAAGCAAGGATATTATCTACAAGGTTGCTTCGGTTGCGTTTGTGGATAAAAGTGAGCCATTGACACGTTATGACTTTAAGGCTAACGAAAAAAAGATTAAGAACTGGAAAGAGAATGCAGGCGATAGTTTTTTTTTGTCAATGCCAATAAAGAAATTAGTTCCGTTTTTAGCGAAGTCAGGCGACACTTCCCTGACGTATTTAGCGATAGTGGAAAAAGTAGAGCAGATTCAACGGGATATAGTTTCGTTACAGACATTAGGGATGGAATTGCAAGCAGAGAAAGATTAAAGATTACCGTATTAAAATATTTACCCGCGAATTATCAAATTAATTTACTAAATTTGTGGGATTTCTTTTTCTTTGCTAATGAGGCAAAGAAGCCACAACCAAAAACGCCTAAAAAGTAATGGCAGTTGGAAAATGTAATAATTAAATTCGTTGCAGACACATCAGGACTTGAGCCTGCGATTAAGCAACTTGAATTACTTGGTAAGATAAGCAAAGATGATGCGGCCGCGTTTGCGCAAGTTAACAATGAGCAAAAGGAATTCATTCAAAACTTAAATAAATCCACAACCGAAATGGGCAAGTTGTCCAACGAAGTCGATGGGCTTATGGCCGAGATTCAAGCGGGAGTGATGGAGGGATTTGCAGACCATTTAGCTGAGGTAACAAAAGAAACCAAGCAAGCAGGAACGGGTTTCAAGTCAATGAAGCAAGAGTTGAAAGAATTAAAAGCTCAGATTGCAAGTGGGTCATTAGGCGAAAAGGAATTAAGAGAAGCCACAAAACGCGCTGCAGAGTTAACCGATACTATTGGCGATGTCAACGATAAGGTTAAGGCATTAGCGAGCGACACAAAGCGAATTGATGCGGTTGTAACTGCGTTTAGAGGAATAGCCGCTGCGGCTTCGGTTGCTGCGGGTGCTGCAACATTGTTTGGAAGTGAGAACGAAAAGTTAACTAAAACATTAGCGCAAGCTCAGGGCGCGATGGCATTGTTGCAAGGTGTCCAAGAGTTAGCGAATATAGCCACAACTGAGGGCGCATTGAGAACAATGGTGTTGGATGGGGCGCAAAAAACCGCTGCGGTTAGTGCCAGGTTAATGGGTACAAGTATAGCAGGAGCAACTGCGGTTGCAACTGCAGGAGTTAGCTTGTTAGTTATTGGTTTGGTTGCGCTTGTTTCTTATCTAAATGATACAGCAGATGATGGTGTAGAAAACTTCAATAAAAAAATAGCTGAAATAGGTAGAGATGAGGGCAGCCTTGCAGTGATAAAAACAAGAGTTGAGTTAATTCGTAAAGGATTATCCGATGAAACAAAAATGCGTGTAGATGCTATAATTTCAAGGAATAAATCTCAAATGCAGTTTGAAAGAGAAATGCGTAAAGATATAAAAACACTTGATGATGAATTTAATGCATT